GTAAAGCGAAAGCAAACTATGTTGATGCCAACACGATGACTCGTGAGGTTAAAATTTATGCTGCAACTAAGACAAGCGATGGTCAAGGTGGGTACACTACCACATTTGCCCTACAAAGCACAGTTTGGGGCGATTTAAGACCAAATAACCAGAATAGAGCCATAGATGAGTCAGAGTTACAATTTGACCGCTCTAGTAGGCTTTATATTAGATATGGTGTTACTATAAACGATTCTTATGAGATTGAGATAGAATCGGTAAGATATACAATAGCTTCAATAACTAATGTAGAAAATCAAAATAGGTTCTTAGAACTATTAATCAATTCATAATGGCATTTGGAATAGATTTATCTGGAATACCAAGACTTGAAAAGAAGTTGAATGATATTAAAAGTAACATTGCAACTGACTTAGCCAAAGAAATATCTGCATCTGCATTAAAGATAGAAAAGGATGCTAAAAGAAATGCACCTACAAATATGGGTACTTTAAAGCAAAGCATACACGCTACAAGTAAGGATAAACTAACGCATTATGTTGAGGTTGGTGCATCTTATGGTGCTTATTTAGAATTTGGGACTGGAGGAAAGGTTTCAATACCATCTGGTTATGAAAATTATGCTGCAACTTTTAAAAATAACAAAGGTGGCAGTTTAAATGATATGATTGAAGCATTAACTTTGTGGGTTAAAAGAAAAGGTTTAGCTGGTACTTATAGCGTTAAAACACAAAGAAGATTAGGAGGGAAAGCAGTAAAATCAACACAAGATGAGAAGTTGGCAAGGTTTTTAGCTATAAAGATATTAAGAAATGGTATTAAGGCACAACCATATTTAATACCAGCTTATGAAGCAGAAAAGCCAAAATTGATACAAAGACTAAAAAAGATACTAAATGCTAAATCCTAATATAGAAATTAAGAAGTGGTTTTATACTAACTTGACAAGTGCGAGTGGATTGGTTGTTTACGATGGTTTTGCACCAGATGGAGCAGGAGATGAGTATATTGTTATGACTGGGAGAACCTCAAGCCAAGAACAAGGCAAAACAGGTTATACAAATAGTATTTCAATCACAGTTGATATTATTACAAAAAATGCTAACTTTGGCTATAAACGTGCAGAGGCGATAAGTGATTTAGTGTTGGCGGATATAAACTCGGATACAGTAATAACCTTATCAAATGGGTTTACTGCTTCAAGTTTAAGTGTTGATAGCATTAGGAATTTAGACGGCTTAAACCCTTTGGATAACGTTTTTAGAGTATTAATAACTTATAATATAACCATAACTCAAAATTAAAATTAAATAAAATGGCAGAAACAAAAGTAAGCGGTAGAGATTACATCCTATTAGCTGACATAGACGGAGATGCAACATTCAAGCCAGTTGCTTGTTTAACATCTAACTCAATCACATCAAACTTAGGTACAATTGATGCTACTTCTAAGTGTGGTGATTCATACACTCCAAGTCCTTCTTTTACTCAAAGTATAGAGTGTGAAGGTTTTGCAATTGATGAAACAGGTACACCAGCTAAAGATAGCTATCAACAATTATATGCTGCACACGCTGCTAAAACATCTTTCAATATTAAGATGGGTAAAGCAACACCTACTGCTGGAGATATTACATATAGCGGTCAAGTGTTTATTAGCGATTTCGGTGTAACTGCTGATGATAAGGATGATGTGAAGTTTACTGCAACTTTCGTAGTAACTACACCTCCATTGACACAGACAGAAACTGCATAATAAAAACCAATAACATATGTTTGAACTTAAGACCAACAACAACACAATACCTCTTAAGTGGGGAACTTGGGCGATGAAACGATTTTGCGAATTAGAGAATAAAAATCTAATGGAGTTAATTGAAGTTTTATCAAGCGGAATTTATGACTTGGACACAATTGTCCATATTGTACAAGCTGCTGCCGAAAGTGGATATAAGAGCCTAAAAAAACCTATTGACTTCACAGAATTTGAAGTGTGCGAATGGATTGATGAAGTTGGTGGGTTATCTGCAAAAGATGGACAATTAGTTGCATTTATGAATTATATGCAAGAATCAATGGTTCCAGACTTGAAGCCAGAGAAAGGCACGGATGAAAAAAAAAATTAGGGTTTTATAGTTGGGACTCAATAATTATTCTCGCTATTGAAGTTGGCTTAACGATTAACGAGTTTTGGCAATTGACGTGGCGAGAATTTTTATTATATAAAAAGGCTTACGAAAACAAAGAAATAAGGGAGTGGGAAAGAACAAGGATGGTAGCTTATTTAATTTATAAAGTAAATACAAGCGAAAAAAGTCCAAAGAGTTTAAAAGCATTTTTCCCATTACCAAGTGATGAAACTACTGATGTAGAAGATTCGCCAAAATTAACAGATGAGCAGTTGGCAAGGACATTAAAGTTGTATGGAGTAAAATAATAAAATGGCACAAGAAACATTAAAACTAACGATTACGGCTGATACGCAAGAAGCGTTAGCAAATTTGAATAACTTTATAAAGACATCTAAAGGTTTAAAAACCGAGATGCAAAACTTTGGTAATGTTAGCGGACAAGCCACAAATGCCTTAAGTAACCTATCAAGAGTTGCTCAAGATGCTCCTTATGGATTTATGGGTATTGCAAATAACTTAAACCCTTTATTAGAATCATTTCAAAGATTAAAAGTTGAGGCTGGTAGTTCTACTGCTGCATTAAAAGCAATGGGACAAGGTTTAATGGGTCCAGCTGGTATCGGATTAGCTTTGGGTGCAGTTTCATCTATATTAGTTGCATTTGGTCCAAAAATAGCAGAATTTATTACTGGTACAAAAAAAGCAAGTGAAGTAGAAGATAAATTTGCAACAAGTTTAAGAGAAGCAAGGACGCAAGCAACAGAAACAGGAGTAAGATTACAATCATATTTAGCAATAAGTCAAAATGCAAATGTAAGTGAGGAAAGAAGAGCAGAGGCATTTAAAGCGGTTGTAACAGAATTATCAAAAGTAAATAGTGCATACGCTTCAACAATTACAAACGTAGACCAAGCAAGAGCAGCGGTTGATTTATATACACAAGCATTAGTTAATCAAGCATTAACTACAAGATATATTGATAAGATAGCTGATAAAACAATTGCATTAGCAGATGTAAATAAAAAGTTATTACAAACTGGTAGAGATTATTTTAAAACAATTGAAGAACAAAATAGATTAATTGCTGAAGGTAGAATATCAGCAGCGGTAGACCAAGCAGAAATAGCAAAGGATTTAAAGAAACAAAATTTAGAAGCAAGGAAAGAAGGTAATGCTTTAAAGAAAGAAATAATTGATACAAGGGTTGAAGTTACTAATTTACAAATTGCAACTGCAAATAATCCATTTGGTTCAATTACTAATGGTGCAAAAGAAGCAACTACTGCAACTAACAATACTTCTAAAAGTATTGAAAAATTAGGTAAACAAGCAAGAACATTAAAGGTAGGTACAACTGCAATTATAAAAACAGAAAGAGAAATTGAAACACCTAAAACACCAACATCTTTAGATAAAAATGTGCCAATGTGGGCGCAACAATATACTGCTGACCAAATATTTAAAACCGAAGATGCATTAAGAAGATATAATGCACAATTGCAATTAGCTAATGGAATTACTGATACATTAACACCAGCTTTTGAAGCAATGTTTAATGCTATGGCAAATGGTGAAAATATAGGTAAGGCTTTAGAAGAAACATTTAAAAGAATATTAGTACAATTAAGCACAATGATTATTAAAACATTAATATTCAAAGGTATTATGGCTGCTTTAGGTCTTCCAACCATGGGTGGTGGAGGTGGAGGATTTACAAACTTTAACCCAATTGGAGCATCTAATGGTGGTGGTATGTTTGTGCTTAAAGGACAAGATTTATTATTAGCAACAAATAGGGCGCAAAAGGCATCAAATCTTAAAGGACAAAACATTAGTTTAGCATAATGGCATACGGATTAAGATACACAATAACGCAAGAATTAAGAGATGAAACTTCTTTAATTGCTAAGATATATGAGAAAAGTTATGTTGGAGCAACTGTTACACCTTATATAGGTACTAACATAACACTTTCCCCAAATTCTTCTAATGAAGACCCAGTAGCTGCAATTATATCTTCTCAATTAAATATTTCGTT